ATCACATATATCGTCAGAGGTAACTAACCCAAATGTCTTAGAACTTTCATACCAAATGTCTGGTGCTGCATCAAGAGGTTCACTCTCGAACACTATTGTATTATCTGCTCTAATTATAGGCATAGAATATTGTATGGCAGACTGTTTATTATTGCTTGATCCACAAGCAGATGTACCTGTAATTAAAAGCTGTAATTGATTTGTTAAAGAGTCTCTATAAAAACCAACATATATAGTGATGTTATCTTCAGGTATAGTGGAAGGTGTAGTGTTTCCAACATAACTAAAGTTAAAATCAGCACCGCCTCCACCAATGTCATTGTTTCCAGTAGATATCTTACTTATTACATTGTCTCCTTCAAACCAAGTTTGAAGATTGGTATAGTCTGCAGACGATGTTAGTTGTTTGTCAAATGTATATATTCTTTTATTGCAAGAATTATTATTACCTTTTCTTTCAATTAATAAATTAATAAATATTTTTGACCCTGATGGAACAGTATAATCTGTATAATTAGAACTTGGTATTGAAGGGTCTGGACTTATATTTGCAGGGTATTCAATTAGCGGACTATTTCCTGCAGTTCCAGTAATGTCCGTGTATTGTGGTCCCGGTATAAATGAATTTTCAGGTTGGTCAACAGAAAAAGAAGTTGCTTTCATTTTCATATATACACCCGATGGTACAGAGAAATTTACACTAGGGTCACTAGGAAGAGGAACCTCTATAAAGTCTGAACTCTTAGATGCCTTCTCTAATACAGTAGCGTAGTCACAACTTGAAGTAGGACCTTTTGAATCTCTTTTAACTATAAGTCTTTGACCGTTAGTTATTTTCTGTGAGTTTTCTCCTTCCAATAAAAAGTAAGTATTCTGGTCTGAAGGGTCAGTAAAGAATATATTACTATATATTGTTTCGTAAGACTCTCTGTCAGGCTTTATTGCATACTTATAGTTCTTTGCCCACTTAGGAGCAACCTGAGTAGTTGGTATATTTACAAGTATACTATTAGCTGTATCCGATGCAGCACAAGAAAAGTGTACAGTATTGTACTGACTAACCAAGGCTGTGGTAGCCCTGTTAAACTCATCCATATATATAATTCCTATCTCATAGCCTCTATTGCTATGAAGGCTTTTACCTGAACCTATCTTACTGTAATCAGCAGCACCACTTGCAATATCAAAGTATTCTGTAACAATTACAGTAGGAGTATTTACATCGTCTGCGTATTGAACCGCAGGGAATCTAAATGTAACCTCATCTGAACCAACTGTAGACTCTAGTATAATCGCTTGCTGTATTGCAGTTATACCACTCTGATAAATAAAGTATGTATTGTCTAAGTCATTTTTGAATAACTGATTAAATAAATCTGTCATTGTCGTACCTTGGTCTCTAGTAGGTATAGGCTCAATGTTACCCCCAGGTAATGAAGTACCCACCTGAGCAGTGGTGATTGCACTCTGCGCCCAGTCATAAACACTAGCATAATCTTCAACAAGGTTGAATGTATACTGAAGAGTAAATTCATCATTGGTTTCAGTTGGAGTAGCAGACCCTGAGAAACTATTGTGGTCAAAAGTTATTTCAATTGTTATTGATGAACCCTCAACCAAATTAAATCCTGAGAAGTCATACTGTGCTGCTGAACCTGTGATAGTTTGCGCACCACCTATAAGATAGTCCGTAGACACATTTGTTGAAGCCACAGAGTCTACCTCAAATGACTCCTCTAATCCACTAGCAACAAAATCAAACCTAACAGGGCTATTGTTCTTGTCAATCAAGTCATACCCCTCTACATAGTTTCCGTACATAAGCCTGTTGCCTATTGTAGTCTGAGCCTTTGATAGTAATGGAACGTTGTCATACAGCCTAAGTATCTCAGCTTCAGGTAGTATAGTAAATATCTTACTGTTTGTAAATGTATATGTTACGTCTTGATAGTCTGCGTATCCCTGCTTAGTCTTGTTAAGCTTCTCAATTATTTTTATTACAGGGCTGTTAGCCTCTTTAAATAATAAGTCAATACCAACAACCAATGGTCCACCCGTGTTAAATGTAACCAACGCTGTATCATATATATTTTCAACGCCTTCGTTCAAGTAGCTTTCAGGTGAATATAAAAAAGCATCAGGCGTAAATGCAGGGTCAGTAAACTGTGATGTAGCTGAGTACTGCTCGTCCTCGTATCGGTATCTATAACCGAAGCAAATAAACCTCTCGTCTAAGAACGTCTCCTCGGTGCTTGTCTTTTGCATCTCAAGTCCCGGTGCAGCCAATGGTGGTTGCTTAATTACAAGGATGTCCTTATAATCAAATCCATCAATACCACTTACGTTAGGGTTAGGGTAATTCTTTTTTACGTTAATTCTTCTTGGTGGGTTGTAGTCATCTGTAAAGAACAACAAGTCCTCAACCTTGTTTACGCCTGTAAATAAATACTGCTCGTTGAAGTTTAGTGTGGTGTTCACACCACCTCCATCATCCTTACTAATAACGTGATACGTTACTGTACTGCTGTTGGTATTAAAAGAAACTATAAGGTCTAACTTCCCAGTGTTACTGTCAATAAAGTTTGGGTCGTGAATCATCCAATAGATGGTCTCTAATGCCCCGTCTTCAAATGCGCCTATACACTTTGCGTCAGGAGATATCTTTGTGCCGTCTACCCCTATAGCAGTGAGAACCTCATTCCCCTTTGAGTTTTCAATAACACCTATATCTGCTCCCTCGGTAGAACCCATACGAACATTCAATGCGTCAACGTACTGACCATCAGGGATCAGTCGTTCATCGACCATCTTGTTCATCTTACCTTGGGTAAAATTCCTTGTTAAATTTGCCATACTACTTCAACCACTTATCTCTACCCCTTAAGTTCTGTAATAATCTTCCGGGATGTATGTTACTAATTCTGATTTTTGCATTTCTAAGAAGTGCTGCCTTGCGCTTTCTTGCTCTCGCTATGATATACTCCTGTACACCAAGCTTTGAGTTTAGTATTGCAAACTCGATGTATGCGTAAACAAACTCTTCAAACATTTTGTTTACAGTAACTAAGCTATCATCTCCATTCTCCATTCCGTCTGATAAGTACTCAAGAACACATAACTCACCTGCCATACCTGAACTGAAGTTTATAACTCCTCCCTTTGGATTAATCTTAAACGTAGGGTTAGCATTCGCTGTCTCCGTATTTAAACCATATCTCGCTCCTATACCATACTCAAAGTACCAAGCACCATCAACACACCACCCTGCTCTACCGTAGTACTCAGAGTTTTGGTTTAGGTATATGGTCTGCTTCTGTCCCTTTATTCTTTCGAAATCAAGCTGTGAGAACTCAGGCTTAAGTGCATTACCATCCTCATCAAATAGTATTCTGCAATCATTATCCTGTAGGTATGCCGAAGACCAATTCGTCTGTATGTTCTCAGTAAGTGGCATAAGTAAGCCATCTCTATATATAGATATCCTTACCCAATTCACGTAGTCAGAAGGTAGAACGTATCTCAGAGTGTCACACACACTAAGTTCCAATATCTTTATTTCCTTGAATGCATCGTAGTTCAACTCCTGAATCGCTCTCTTTGCGTGGAATAAAACTTTATATCTCTCCTCGTTGTTTACAAGACTGTGGTTACCTGTATACATAAGCATATAGTTGTTCACTATATCCTCAAGAGAAACATACTGGTATGAACCCCAATTCTTATCTTCAGGCTGTAAGCCTCCGTTTTCGTAGTATTGATATTGTGTTATATAACTCATAATTATTTCTCTTCTTGTGTATTAACTTGATCCTGTGCCTGTCCGAACTGAACTGCTGCAACCTCTCTTATTGACATACCTGCGTACTGAAGTATCTTTGATATCAAGTTTACTTCGTCATCGTTAGGTAACTCAAAATCCTGATAGTCAGATTGAGATGGATCGAATACAGGCTCTCCATTGGTAAGTGTTACAAATGTCCACTTAGGAACAAACGGAAATCTAATATACTGAGATATTAATTGACCGATACCAACGACTGTATTTGGATATGCCTGTGCCACCAACGCCTCCATTGTGTATGCAGGGTATGTTAGGTTAGGCTTTGTGAGTATAGAGTTGTTCAGCATAGTTATCTTACTATTAGAAACCTTCTCTGCCTCCTTAATGTTATCTCCTTTGTATACGTAGTAGTCTAACGGCTGAACTGTAATAGTATTC